GTTCGATTGCGTCCTGCCGACCCGCGCGGGACGCCACGGCCAGGCCTGGACCTGGGACGGCCCGCTGAATCTCAAGAACGCCCGCTTCGCCGAGGATCAGGACCCGCTGGATATGGAAGTCCCCTGCCCGGCCTCGCGGGACTATTCAAAGGCTTACCTGCACCACCTGATCCGCGCCGATGAGATTCTCGGCAAGATCCTGCTCAGCTGGCACAACATCGCCTTCTTCCAGGCCCTGACCGCCGCCATGCGTGAGGCCATCCGCGAGGCCGCTTCGAGGCGTTCCGGCGCGAGTTCCGCGCCCGGCATCTGAAGGCTTAACCGCGGCGCGGCGTGAACCCAGCGGGCGCGGCGGGCGGCGCGCAGTTGCGCTGCATCCCCACGCCTTTCAGGAAGGACCGGCGGCGCAGCCCCGCCTGAATGGCCGACTGGACATGCTTGCTGTGCGCGTCGGCGCCGGTCAGGCGGCGCACCCAGCTGCGGGCGGGAATGAAATCCGTCACGGTGCCGCGCACGGCGTCCAGCGTCGCCCCAGCCGCAGCATCGGCGGCCCGCTCGCTCGCCAGCGTGCCGTCATTCGTAGGCGCGGCGTCCGTATCTGGCCCCAGCGCGTCATCCAGCCGAGCTATTTCAGCGGCGATGACAGAGCAACGGGTCATGTTCCGCACGTCATAGGGATTGGATTCCGCCTGTAACAGAACGGTCGGAATTTCCTGACGCTTGAGGTTGAGATCCTCGAGCGGCGCGGTCACGGCGTCGCCCAACCCCGTTCCCACCTGATCCACCCCGTCCCGAGCGGAGGCGCCGGCGTTGCAGCCGGCAAGCAACAGGGACACGGCGAGGGCGGACAAGGAAATCTGGCGCATGAGCGCGTTTAATCATGCCCGGCTCCCCAAAGCCAAGCCTGCCTCCCTCGACACCAGGTTCGAAGCCCGCCTAGGCTGAACGTCATGCGCACGCTGAACGCCCCGCTCTATAATCTGACGTGGCTGGATTTCGTGATCACCGCAATCGTACTGGCGGCGTTGCTCGCGGCCGCCTGGCGGCTCCACGGCCCCTTGAGGCGGCGTGGGATTGGAACCTCATATGTCAGTTGGCTGGACGAACGCCTGACAAAACTCGAACGCGCAGTCCGCAACAAGAACCAGCGGCCCTAGACGCGTTTTGGATTTTTAAGGGAGTGGTACGCCCCCTCGGGCTCGAACCGAGGACCCTCTGATTAAAAGTCAGAATGAAAATTTCTTGTTTTCAACAACTTAGTCGAAAACGAATTGTATGCTCGTCGACGGCAGGCACATGGCGCCCGCTTCTCATCCAGCTCGTTAATCGGCGGCCTTTGGCATCATATATCGCGACTATCTATAGACGGATCTGATTACGAATGCTCAACCTCTGCGAGTTAACGGGGGAACCATGGAATCGTTCGGCACAGGCTTGATAGCTCAGCCCTTCTTGAAGTGGGCTGGGGGAAAACGGTGGCTCGCTGAAAGGCTCGCCCCAGCATTCGCCGAACTCACCGGCACCTACCGTGAGCCGTTTGTAGGATCCGGAGCAGTATTCTTCCGCTACACCCCGGGACGCGCCGTGCTGTCTGACGCGAACGAAGAACTCATCGAATGCTATCAGCGAATTAAAGTCGACCCTCAGGGTGTCGAGCGCGCTCTCGCTAAACTCGCCAAGAAGTCTCCTGACGATTCTTATTACGATGTACGTAGTTCGCGCCCTTCAGAGCCCAATGAGCGCGTGGCTCGCTTCCTCTATTTAAATCGAACCTGCTGGAATGGCCTGTACCGGGTCAATCTCAAAGGCGAGTTCAACGTGCCTCGCGGCACGAAGAACCAGATTCTCCTGCCCAACGACGACTTTGGGTCTGTTAGCGCTGCTTTGGGCAACGCGGAGATCTATGTTGCTGATTTTGCCGACAGCATTGATGACGCCAAAGCTGGCGATTTGATCTTTGCCGATCCCCCATACACGGTCGCTCACAACACAAATGGTTTCATCAAGTACAATCAAAACATTTTTAGCTGGGATGATCAGAAAAGGCTCGCCGAGCGTCTGACATCTGCTGCCAACCGCGGCGTAACAGTGATTGCGACCAACGCCGATCACGCTGAGGTCAGGGAGTTATATAAGCAGTTCCCCCACGCCATCTCTCTTGCGCGGGCCAGCGTGATAGCGGCGGCGTCAAGCAACCGCCGGAGCACAACGGAGCTTTTTGTCACCAACAGCGATTTAGGAGGGATTTTGTGATAGGGCTCCACCAAATCCCAGTTCTCAAAACTCTCCAGGTTTGCACGAAGAAATCTCGGGAAAGCGCCCGCACCGAACTCTTTTGGAATATCGGCTTCGCGTTCGTCCCCGTCGTCATTGTGGCCATGATCGTGGTGCTCTCCAAGCCTCTCGCAGAGGCGCCCAGCCAAGTTTTTAGCACGGTGGGCAGAGGCGAGTTGATGGTTTACGCGGCCTCCGTCTGCGGCGCTGTGCTCTACTCGCTGCGCTACAACATCAAAGGTCCGCTGCCAGAACTGGTGCAAGCGAAAGCGACCCCGATCGGGACGCTCAGCACGCTCACAGGGCTCTGCATGTTTGTAGCTCTGTCGTCCTATTTGGTTCGTCGAATGAGCGACATTCACAAGCTGGCCCTTAATGAAAACCTCCTAACGGGCGCCTCTCTGATCGTCTTGGTGCTAGCTGTAGTGATCGCCTACGTGGTTTTCGCTCTCAAGCACTCGCTCGAGGGGGGAGCTGCTGATGCAGCACGTGAAGGCGACACTTCGTTCGCTGCAAAGTGGGAAAGGAGCAAGAATGCTTGACTTCGGGCACCCCATCGACGCTGACAAGATCGAAGTCCAAGTCCCCGCTCTGCGAGCGCGGCAGCCTATTGGCGACCTCTATGTCGGTTCGGTAGAATCTAGTCAGCTGGTTCGCATGACGGATTTCGACGTCCGGCGGGTGATTCAAGACGAGCGCGATGTCGAACGGTATTTAGGGATCCAACGCCCCCTTGATGATCGCCGCGTTAAGGAACTGAACAAGTACGTCAACTTCATTGACGCGACATTCCCAACCGCATGCATTCTCGCAGTGGATTCAGATTACGCGTCGTTCGATGAAGAGACTCGGACGCTAACCATCCGAAACTACGTGCTTGGTGACGAAGCTCCCTCGAGAAGCATCCGCCATATCGCTCGTGTGCTCGATGGTCAGCACCGAATTGCCGGCCTGTGGGGGTTTGAAGGCGATGCGTTCGAGGTTCCTGTCGTGTTTTTCGTGGGGGCCGACATCGCTGAACAGGCCAACATCTTTTCGACCGTCAACCTCGAACAGAACAAGGTCGGCAAGAGCCTTGCTTATGACTTATTCGCGCTCGCCAAAACGCGCAGTCCTCAAAGGCTATGCCACGAGATCGCTGTCACGTTCGACGGAGATCCCGAAAGTCCCTTCTACCATCGTATCAAACGTTTAGGCGTCGCGACGCCAGGCCGTTACCGCGAGACGATTTCACAGGCCCAGTTCGTGGAAGCCCTGATGGCTCTCATCACGCGGGACGCTAAGACCGATCGCGACCTGTTGCTGCGAGGAAGAAAGCTGACGCCTCCTACGGCTGACGAGTTGGAGAAGCTAATTTTTCGAGGTCTTTTCGTTGAGGGGAAAGACATTGAAATCGCGAAGTCGATAGATGCATTTTTCCAGGCGGTTAAGAAACGCTGGCCCCAAGCTTGGGATGCCTTCGGTTCTGGATATGTCTTGAACAAAACTAACGGGTTCAGGGCCCTCATGCGCTTGCTTCGCGTTTTCTACCAAAATCGGTACGGCCCGAACGAGGTCATATCGGAAGTGCACGTCACCGAACTGCTAGCTAGATCTACGATCGCCGATGAGCATTTTACGACCGAAAACTACAAGCCTGGGACTTCCGGAGAAACCCAGCTCTTCCGCGACTTGAAGGAGTCCTGCGGGCTGCCTGATTAAGAGGGGCGCCTGCAAGGATCTGCAAGCTGCCCGCAGCCCTTCCAGTGACTGTTCAAGCGTTGCGGGCAGTAGCTTCGACACCGACGCAAAGTGCATGGAAACCCGCACATAAAGCCCGCGGGCGAGGCGGGGGACTCAGCGCGTTCCTTGGGGTGGCGGGGCCAGAACGGCCCGGGGCGGCGCTGGGAGCGCCCTGGAGGCCGCATGAAGGGAAAGCGTGGCCGAGGGAACGCCCACGGCTACAGGCCACCCAGGGCGGCTTACAGCGCGATTATTAGGGTGTTGCTGACGCAGCCGGGCTATTCCGGCCAGACGCGGCGCACGTCCAGCGTCCCCGCCAAGCTCGGCCGAAGCATCAGATCTTGGGCGGCCGACAAATCCAGCCAGTGAACGCCAGCACCAGGCGGCACCTGGCCATGACAACCCACCCCCGCCGCCGCATCTCCCCGATCGAGAGCGGGGTGGCCAGGTGGTAGGAGAGCGGCCGGTTCTCATATTTCCGAAAGCCCATCTCAGGCCTTTGGCCAGCGCCACCGCTCGACCACCTCGCCGCTCATGAACCGAAAGCCGCTGATGACCACGGTCGGCGACCGCTGCCCGCATCGCTCGCATTTCAGCCGCGTCCTCAGCTGCGCCAACGGAATGGACCGCGCGGAGGCTGGCCAGCGCCGAGACGCGGGGCCGACCTTGTAGCCGCAGGGGCACTCCAGAGTGAGCTGGTTGCCTGACTCGATGTCATCGACGGTCGTGTCGTCGCCGTATTCACGCATCGTCAGTGCGCCGGAGCTCCGGCCGACAGCACCAGGCGTTCGAATTGCGCCCTGCCCTTCGCGGCCGCCTCGGGCGAGATCCGCGCCAGCTCGGCGGCGATCCGCGCCTGCATGTTCAGCAGAACCGGATCCGCCCGCGCGGCCTCTCCATGTTGCCAGATCGCCATGAGCGACCCGAGCGCGACGTCCTCCTGCGACAGCTCAGGCGACGTCGACTGCCTTCCTTCTTTCGATTGCATGGTTCAGCTCCAGACCAAGCGCCCGACCCGACGCCGCTCTACGGCGCCGGGCCTGCCTGCCTCAAGCTAAATGTTCTAGTTTTGTTCCACACCCCCGCGAGGGTTGTGGAGAAGGCTTCAGCGAGGCGTGATGATCACCTCGCGCGCCAGCTGCGCGCCCTTTCCGGCCAGGCCGTAATGGGTATCGACAGAGTCGACCTGGAAGGCGGCGAAGATCTTCCGCACCTCCGGCCGATCGTTCAGCGACAGGATGAACCGGCCCTTCAGGCCCGCCAGCACCTCGGCCATCTGCTCGAACTGATCCCGGCCGAACAGGTCGGCGCCATAGTCATTCTCGCAACCGAAATATGGCGGATCGAGATAGATCAGCGCACTCGCGCGATCATAGCGCTCGATGAAGTCCGCCCAGGGCAGGTTCTCGATCGTCACGCTTTCGAGCCGACGCGCGGCCGCAAGCAGATCTTCGCCGACCTGGGTGGGTCTGAACCGCGAAGGGCCATCTGTCCTCATGCCGAAGTTCTGGCCCGTCACCTTTCCGCCGAAGGCCAGCTTCTGCAGGTAGATGAACCGCGCCGCCCGCTGGAGATCCGTCAGCGTGGTCGGATCCTGACGCTTCAGCCGATCAAAATCTTCGCGGCTGGCCAGCATCAACGCCGTCAGCTCCGTCAACGCGCCGGGGTGCGCTCGCATACAGCGGAACAGGTTCACGACGTCGCCCGACCAGTCGTTGATGATCTCGCATTTCGGCCGAAGGCGGCGGCGCAGGAATACCCCGCCCATGCCGACGAACGGCTCCAGGTAGAGATCGTGGGGCGTGGCCTCGATCATGGCGCACAACCGGCGCGCCAGATTGCGCTTGCCTCCGATCCACGGCGCGACGGGGCGAACGGCGGCGACAGCTATATTGGGCGTTGAAAACATTGACGACTCAATCACGGATACGGCCCCGCCGGACGGTCCGGTAGCGGGGCTGAAGGGGCGTGCACCCCTGGACGTGCTGAGTTGTGGCTCGGCGGCTCGGGCGCTCTAACGCCCGGCCCCCGCTGCAGACGCTGCGAAGGCGCCGCCTAGCTCTCTGATCGACCGTCCCGATGAAACAATCCGCTGTTGTGAGAGCGGGTCTGACAACAGCCGGGGGGCGCGATGCTAGGATGGATCAAACGCTCTTGGGCGAAGAACACATCGCGCGAACGGCGCCAGTTCGAGAATGAAGTCTGGAAGCGACTGCGGAACCCTGCCCTAGGGCTGCAGATCTTCGCGCTTATGCCGGTATTTCTCGTCGCGATGGACGTCCGGACAACCTATCCGGATGATGTCACCTGGGCGCAGTTCTTCGAGAAAGTTACCAACTGGCAGACGCTCCTCGCTGGCACGTTGGCCATCGTCGCATCAGCCTTCGCCGCGCGCGCTGTGGTGATACAGACGGCGTCCGCTGAACTGGCCGAACAGAAACGCCTGACAGCGGCCGCCAAGGAAACAGAGCTTCAGACGACCCGAGCGCTTATAGCTGCGCGCTCCGTTATGCCCATGACCCTCAACGCCTTGGCTGAATATGCCGAAGCTGTTGCTGAGGCCTCGATGACGGTGATCGCCCGCGCACCCGGCCATAGAATCAGACTGACGGCTGACCGTCTACCGTCCCTGCCGAATGCACCAAGCGAAGCCATTCCTAACCTGCAGGCGTTCGTCCTCGCCGCCCCGGTGGAAATGGGTCCATATGTCGCTGACCTCCTTTCCGACGTCCAACTCCTTTCAGCGAACGCCACCAACACCTGGCGACGGACGGCCGGGGACGAGGGCCAGGTCGTGGTCAAAGACAATTATCGGTTCCTGGTCGCTCGCGCGGCCGTGCTGCACGCCCGAATATCAGAGCTCTATCCTTTCGCCCGACGCGAGACAGAGATCGTTCCGACCAAACCCGAACACGCTGACGTCCACACGGCGCTACGCCTATGGCGCGTCTTCCAGGAGACGGAGTCTGATATCTGGGAGAAGGCCGATCTGCTTTACCGACGCGTTAAGCCGTCCGTTCTCTAAACCGCACGACCTCTTCGCCGATCCATTCATTCAGGGCCATGAATCGGCGCTGCAGCGGCTGGATCTCAGCCTCATAGAAGATCTGTGACGCTTCCTTCACCGAGCCGAACCCCCCGGCGTTGGACGGCACCACGCCCAGCAGCTGAGGCGGCACCCGGTGAACGGCCAGGATGTCGTCGCGCGTGACGTTCTTGATGTCGGAGAAGTTGTCCTTCGCCGCAGCCTCCGACGGATGCAGCAGCTGGATCCCCTTCTCTTTCCCCCCCGCACTGTGAACGAACAGGTTTTTGAAATTTCCCGGCCCCTTGGCCCCGCGCAGCGAGGCGCGGATCGCGTCCGCGTCCTTGTCGCTCAACGGGTCCGTCACATACATGATGAAGCCCGAGTGCGAGCCGTTCAGGTAATAGCGCCGGCGATACAGCGTCGCCGCTTCGCTCAGCAGCGCCGACTGCAGCGCCGACAGATATTCCGGCTCGCCATAGATCTCCTGATCGATCCCGGTCCGACGTCCATGGAACACCTGCCCGGGCTCGAATGCGTGCTCGACCGCCCAGCTCGGCGTGAAGAAGAACTCTCCGTCGACCAGGCCGCGCCGGGTGTATTTGGCCAGTGATCGACGCAGCGGCATCGGCCGCCCCAAGCGATTGATCACCCGCTCGACGTAGTAGTTGGCCAGCACCTGGTCATCCAGCGCCAAGCCCTCGAACGTCTCCAGCGACAACAGCGGATGCGGGATGAAGTCGCGCACCAGCTGATTGACCTTGTAGAACATGGCCGAGCCGTGATGGCTGGCCACCTTCGCCGCCCGGCTCAATCCCTCCATAGGGATCGGCGGCTCATACCATTTGCCGTTACTCCAGCAGGCCAGGTGATCGGCCAGCCCGGCCCGGCCGCCCAGGACCGGCTCCGGATCTCCAAAGCTGAAGACCATGGGCGCGGCCGTCTCGGCCGTCGCTTCAGTCGTCATCGTCACCGAAAATCTCCACGCTGGATTGGCTGGTCACGCCCATGGCGGCTTCCAGCGGTTCGTTATCGAGGGCCTGCATCAGCGCCCATGCCAGGTCCCCGTGGCCGCTGGCCTTGGTGCGAGGCGCCTCATAGGTCAGGTGGCGGCCCTTGCTGGTCAGGGTGCGCCGGATCGACATCAGGGCGTTGGTCAGATCCTGCCAGTTGGCCGGATACTCCAGCCGCTTGCGGCTGATGACGTTCAGCGCCTTGTGCACCAGGCGCGTCTTGACCATCGGGTCATAGAGGTGGCCCCGGGCCATGGGGAAAAACTTGGACACCAGCTGCAGCACCGCATTGCCCAGGCCGGTGCGATCGATGTCGATCTTGGTGACGTTGTAACGCAGCGTCATCGCCTCGATCATCAGGGCCTGTTCGGTGAAGTCGGATCCCCGGAACTGTTCCTTCCAGATCACCCTGAACTTGCCCTTGCCGGGCGTCTCAGGCGGCGCGACCAGGACCAGGGCCGCGTTGTCCGCGTTCTCCCCGTCTCCGTTCGGGTCGTAACTCAGCCAGACCTCGCCCTCATACGGCCGCCCGAAACCCAGCAGCTGCATCTCGAAGTCGATGTCGGTCCATTCCAGCTCGTCCACCTGGCACGGCCGAAGCGAAGCCATCGGGAAGATCGACATGGAATCGTCGACGAACTGGCACATGTAGAGGTTGGCCCACGCGGCCGCGCTCTTTCGCCGTTTCAGGTCGGCCAGGTCGAACAGGGTGCAACCGCTGGCCGCCGCGTCCTCGATCGTGACGATCTGGCGCCAGATCCCGTCCTCGCACAGGCGGCCGTCCTTCAGGGCGTCCCAGCTGGTCTTGAACTCGACCTTGTCCTTTTTCGCCCGCTCCTTATTCCAGGCCGCGCCGGTCCAGAACGGATAGGCCTCGTCGTTCACCGACGTCGGCGTCGATATGTAGGTGATCCGGTACTGCTTGTGCGACGCCATGCCCGAGGCGACGTCTTCCAGCCGAGTGAACCCATGCACCCACATGAATTCATCGAAGTATAGCGAGCCGTGATAGCTCTGCGCCGTCCGGCTGTTCGTGCCCAGGAAGTATAGGGTCGGCTGCGTCTGGGGCAGGCCGGTTTCCGGGTGATCGCCCCGGTCGATGACCAGGTCCTCGCCCTTCAGCTCGACGCCGATCGTCAGCCGGACGAACTCGATGATGTAGGACTTGAACTGGCAGGCCTGCTTTTTCGAGGCCGACAGGAAGATCTGGTTGTCGCCGGTGTCCAGCGCCTCCATCAGCGCTTCGCGGGCGAAGTACCAGGTCGCGCCGATCTGGCGCGACTTCAGGATCATCCGGGCCTTGTGGGTCCGGGCGCCGTACCAGACGCGCTGATAGTCGAAGAGCTCGTCCTGGAACCGCTGACGCAGGACCTCGACCTGGTCGGCCGTGATCAGGTTCTGCCTGGCCTTCTTGCGATCCTTGCCCTTGCTGTTCCGATTGGCGACGTTGTCGTTCAGGTGGCCGGTGTGGCCGCCCTCGCTCTCGAACTTCCGGACGCGCGCGACCGTGACCAGCTGGCGCCCCAGCAGGTCGATTTCCTTGAAGTCCCGCCCGTCCTTCAGCTCTTTCAGGATCAGGGTGATCAGGCGCGCTTCCAGCACGCCCTCGACCCGGGCGATGGACGACGCCACCTCCCACCCGTCGCGGCTCTTCCAGCTGGCCAGCGTCCCTTCCGGCACGCCCAGCCACTCGCTGATGTCCGTCAGCCGCCAGAACGACCAATAGAGAAACTTCGCCGCCCGGCGCGGGTCCAGGTTCTTGCTGACCGGGAAGCCGACGACGCCAGATTCCAGCATCATCGCGCCCAGGTCGGTGGCGGGCGCGTCGGTGTCTGGCGGCAAGGCCGTATCGGTTCTGGGGCGGCGGCGGGTCATCGGCGCGGACGCTACTCACGCCCCCGCCCGCCCTCGCGCCCGCCGTGTTGTCAGACCCTCTCTGACAACAGCAGCGCCTTGAGCGGACCGGCCCCTCGGGACTGATCTGGCGCCTGTTCAATCGGCCCGCCCCAGATCGAGGGACTGGCCTCACCCCAGATCAGGCGAGCGACCCAGCCCCATGGCCGACAAGACCCAAACGTCCCGTTTCTTCCGCGTCGCTGTCGAAGGCGCCACGACTGACGGCCGCGTCATCGAAGCGGCCTGGATCGATGAGATGGCCCGGAACTACAACCCGAAGACCTTCGGCGCCCTGGTCAACATCGAGCACATCAAGGGCTATTCCGGCGAGGCCCCGTTCAACAACTACGGCAAGGTCCTGGCGCTCGAGGCCCGCGACCACGAGCTGGAGCTGAACGGCAAGACGGAGAAGCGCCGGGCGCTCTACGCCAAGATCGAGGCCAACGACCAGCTGATCACCCTGAACCGAAAGGGCCAGAAACTCTACACCTCGATCGAGGTGAACACGAATTTCGCGGGCAAGGGCCAAGCCTATTGCATGGGCGTGGCCGTGACCGACAATCCGGCCTCGCTCGGCACGGAGATGCTCGCCTTCTCGGCCAAGGCCGCGACCAATCCTCTGACCTGCCGCAAGCAGAACCCCGGCAACCTCTTCACCGCGACCGATGAACCGGTTGAGCTAGTCTTCGAAGATGCCGGTTCTGGCGCGACCAGCTTCAGCATGGACGCCTTCCTGGACCTCGCTGCGGTGAAGTTCGGCTTCAAACAGGCCGCTCCGCAAAACCCGCCCCAAGACCCGTCGCCGTCGACGCCGGATCAGGGGCAGGCTTTCGCGGCGGGTTTCGCCGAGCTGTCCCAAGGCATCAAGGCCATGGCCGACCAGTTCTCCGGCGAACTGTCCGCCATCCGCGCTGACCAAGGTCAGCTGCAGTCGGAGCTGGCCGCTCTGACGTCGGATCTCTCGAACACCCCTGGATCCAACTACACGGCCCGCCCGCCAGCCACGGGCGGCGAGACCGCCATCCAGACCGACTTCTGACCACGCCGGTTCGCCTGCGCCCCACCTGCCCCTGACCTTCTGGAACTCCCATGCAGAACGATACCCGCGTCAAATACAACGCCTACGCCGCCCGCGTCGGCCTCCTGAACGGCGTCGCCGCGACCTCGGCGGCTTTCACGGTCGCGCCGACCGTGCAGCAGAAGCTTGAATCCAAGCTTCTGGAATCCTCGGCCTTCATGAAGCGGATCAACGTCGTGCCGGTCCGCGACATGGAAGGCGCCAAGCTCGGCCTGGGCAACACCGGCCCGATCGCCAGCCGCACCAACACGGCGGCGGGGAACAAGCGCAAGACTCGCGCGACCCACACGCTCGATAAGCGCGGCTATAAGTGCTACAAGACGAACTTCGACACGCACCTGCGCTACGAGACTCTGGACAGCTGGTCGGAGTTCCCGGACTTCGAAACCCGCGTCCGCGATCACTGGACCCAGCAGCAGGGCCTGGACCGCCTGATCATCGGCTGGAACGGTACCCACGCCGCCGAAGAATCCGACATCGAACAGTACCCGCTGCTCCAGGACATGAACGTCGGCTGGCTTCAAATCCTGAAGGAAGAAGCGCCGCACCAGGTCATCCCCGGCATCAACACCGCCCCTGAGGGCCAGGACCCCGTGTATCGCCCCGTCCGCGTCGGCCCGGGCGGCGACTTCGCCAACATGGACGCCCTGGTGATGGCCGCCATCATGTTGATGGAGCCTCAGTATCGCGAAGACACCGGCCTGGAAGCGATCTGCGGCCGCGAGCTGCTGCACGACAAGTATTTCCCCGTCGTGAACCAGGAGCACAAGCCCAGCGAGACCCTGGCCGCCCAGACCGTGGTGGCGCAGAAGCGCATGGGCAATCTGCCCGCCAACACCCAGCCCTACTTCCCGCCGCGATCGACCCTGATCACCCGCCCCGACAACCTGTCGATCTACTGGCAGAAGGGCGGCCGCCGTCGCCATCTCAAAGACAACCCTGAGATGGATCAGGTCGAGAACTACGAGTCTTCGAACGACGCCTATGTCGTGGAACGCATCGGCGCGGCCGCCCTGGTCGAGAACATCGAGTTCGGCGATTGGAGCCAGCCGGAAGCGCCGGAAGGCAACGGCTGATAGCCATGCGCCACGTCGATCCCTTCCAGCGGCATCGCCAGCGCGTCCTGGCCGCCACCGCCTCGGGTGTAGCCGCATCGATCGGCTACCCCGTTGCGGGTGCCCGTCTGGCCGCCAACGACGCCGGTCCGCCCAGCGCGGCTGGGGCCGAATACAAGCGTCAGCTGGCGCAGCTGCTGCACGACCGCCAGCGCCTGAAGCAGATCCAGTCTCGCACCACCAAGATCGAGCTGAAGCGCGAACTCCTCCCGGCCTATGACGCTTGGATCGAGGGCGTGCTGGACGCGGCCAAGAACGGCCAGCCGGGCGTTCAGGACGAAGTCCTGGTCACGGCCATGATCTGGCGGATCGACGTCGGCGATTACGCCGCCGCCCTACCCCTGATCGCCTACTGCCTGAAGTGGGGCCTGCAGCTGCCGGGCCACTTCAAGCGGACGCTGGCCGCCTTCGCCGTGGAAGAGATCGCCGAGGCCGCCGTCCGCGCCCTGGCGCCCTCGGCCGAGCGCCCGTCGACGGACCTGGTCAAGGCCACGACCGAGGCCCTGGCCGGGATCGAGCGCCTGACCCACGACAGCGACATGCCGGATGAAGTCCGCGCCACCCTGCACAAGGC